TTAACAGTGACAATAAACACAAACATCAAGCGAACGCTTGGTCGTGCGTATTCTCGACTGCTAAGCTCCTATGCGTCTCTTAGTGCCATGCTCAAGGTAAAACTTGGGCGTCCGGCGGTGGTACACATCCTTGGATGTGTATCGCTGCTGGGACGGAGAGTCAACCTTTCAGTCGTCAAGGTGGTTATCACTACGTTGGCCTCATACCATATGTTGTATAAACATGGAGGAATTAAGTACCTTGTGATTTATCTCAAGGCTTGTTCCTCAATGCTCCAGCAAGTGGTAGGGGGACAGCGGCTACACGATTTGACGCCCTTTGGGGCCAGAGTCGGTCGAACGCATAGTGGGATCCCTTCAATAATTCCCGCTCTACATAGAGCTCGTATTCGATCTGGTTGTATTTGGACAATACGGTTCTGGGCAACTCTATTCGGTCTGTACCGAGTATTGGAGTTCCCTGGAACTGTAAAGATCAGTACGATCACCAAAGAATACGGAGGAGACCCTTCTATGACATACGAATTTAGTCAATTCGTATTCAACCACTTCGTCCATGTGTTGAAGAAACTGTTCCATACAGAGGGAACAGTAACTGATGCACTATGGTCTGAAGAGGGCGAGGGTCCCCTTGAGTTCTTGAAGGGACTGCGAGCCAAACCCTTCCTGATTTCTAAGTCTGGACCCGCGGTGCGTGGAGGTAATATTTCGAGCGGAGCTCAAAGTACATCTCCTGCATCTATTCTTGCTTCAGCATTTACATGGCTTCACAGTCCTCTATACCCGATCTTGCAAGATTGGTGTAAAATGACTGGGAACCAGTGGATGTTGAATCGGATAGAATCTTGGGCCAAAGAGTTGTGGGTTTGGGAAGAATCTCTTCCCTTATCTCCAAGGGGGCCTAATTGCCCTTTTGAAGCAACTAATTGGCTTGGGAAACTTGGGTTCAAACCGGAACCAGCGGGTAAGGTTCGCGTGTTTGCCATGGTCGATCCTTGGACACAATGGATTATGGACCGCCTTCATAAGGCGATCTTTGGTCTATTGGAGCGGATCCCACAGGATGGAACATTCGATCAAGAGCGTCCGATTCGTAATTTGTTTACTTGGAAAAATGTTAATGAGAAGAAATTCTCAAAACCAATTTCCTTGTATTCATTTGACTTATCGGCTGCGACTGATCGCTTGCCTATCGTACTGCAAAAGGTACTACTGTCTCCCTTCCTAACAAGTTGGGGGGCAGAGCTGTGGGCTTGCCTCATGGTAGGTCGGAAGTATCACTGTCCCAAGACTATCAAGTTCGGGAATGGTCCTAAACAGATCGTTTCTGAGCTGGGGTATGTCCAGTATGCAACCGGTCAACCTATGGGTGCGCTCAGTTCTTGGGCGATGCTGGCTTTTCTTCACCATGCAATCGTTCAGTGGTCCGCATTCCGAGCGGGCGTACTAACTACCAATAAACCATGGTACGAAGGCTATGCCGTCTTGGGAGACGACGTAGTCATAGCACGTACTTGTGTGGCCAAGGAATACGCGGGTATTATGAAAGCGTTAGATGTTGGGATTGGAGACCATAAGTCTCTGATTTCACCATCAGGCAAGGCATTGGAATTTGCGAAACGTACTTTCCTTAATGGAGAGAATGCTTCAATGGTTCCCTTTGCCGAGTTTGTGATAGGTCGACAGAGCCTGTCTGGCCTATTGGAGCTTGTGCGTAAATACTCACTTTCCTTCGGACAGATGCTATCTGTCCTGGGTTATGGGTATCGCGCTAAAGCTTCAGCATCGAAACGCCTTTTCAGTTTACCCAAACGGCTTCGTAACTATATAATTACGTTCTACGGTCCGGGAGGGCCGGGTTACACAGGTTTAAAAGGGTGGTTACCTTTAAAATCGGTAACTTCCTTATATAAGACCTCTGTGACTCGGGTTCAAGGTCTCTGTAGATTATTCTTCGAGTCTGAGATAAGACTCATTCTCGAATTCCTAGACTCTTATCGACCTCTTATTGAGGTTGCTAAGAGGTTAGGGACGGTTTACAGAGACCGTGAGCACTATGGCACGACACCGAGGGGAGCCGATCGAGCATCATCGCACCCAGGGATTGAGAGGACTACGCCTAGCGCGGTCGTCGATTCCTTGAATGAGACGGTGTATCGTGAGGCTTTCCTTGATGTGGTCATAGCCAGCCGGGACCTTCGTACCAAGCTAGAGGAAATCTCTATAGAATCCCTTGACTGGGAATCATTAGAGAACTTGTGGGCTCAGTTCCGAGAGATCGAAACTGAGTTTGCGGCGTTACCATTTCCACGTAACATCCAAACTAGGGTGTCGGAGGGTAAACCTCCTACATCTGAATCTAAGATGTTGAAGAGATGGTATCGATACTCTAGTACGTTTAGGGCGACTGTTGACCCAATCAACAATTAGTCTATATATAAGTGGCCCTCTCCGGGAACTGAGAGGGTGGGGTATCTTGAGATCGGCTCTGAATCTAGTCTTAGGAACAGGGGTTGAAATAGACCACCTATCTATTGCTAGAGAAGTAGAATATCCAAGTCGCCTGTTAACTGCAGGAAGAGACGCCGAATCGAGGTGATCCGGACTGTCCTATCTGAGCTCGGCCTTGAAGACATCGATTGCGAGCCGCAATCTTTGATCGAAGTAAGATAACCAAATCGCCTAGGTCAGGTTCCTTAAGCAAGAACTTTGGTCTAGGAAGAGACGCCGAATGGGACCCTCCCTATAGGATAAGCGGTGATCCGCGAATACCCTAAGTTAAGCTTGAGCTCGGCCCTGAAGCCGTTCTCTAGAACAGGAGCTGAAATAGGCCACCTACTGGAGTCTGGTGAAGAAGGATAATCAAATCGCTACCTGAAAGGGTAGAAGAGACGCCGAATCGGACCCTGTCCGACTTGACATACACTAATACGGACTAACAGGAAAGCGAGTGTCCTCTTGATCGCTCTGATTGTGAGCGGGTCGACGACTGAGAAGTCTAGACCTTAGGTTTACTGTCCTTCGCAAGGATAGTATTCTGATAGTGCTCACATGAGGAAGGAAATGAATCCTGTCTAATGTTGATGGTTTCTCCGTCAAACAGGGACCCAGAGGAATACATAACTCTGGAAAACCTGTAAAAAACATTTTCGAAACGCATCTGAGCGTAGCAGGGGCCGGG